TTTGTATCTGTAATTAACTTTGCAAACGCGCCTACTAAATACAACACAAACCTTAAAATTAGACGGATAAGCACATCAGACACAAGCCCCATATCGGAGAGAGTGTTCAGTAGTGTAATTCCATTCAGCCCGATTAACATTATGTTATCAGAATAACGGAGAAATAAAACCATGGCAAGAAGAGTAATTCCAGACTTTGTATACACATTCAACACAGTAGCTCAGACAATTGCTGTTCGTGGTTATTATCCTCTAGAAAAACTAGCGCTGATAACTAACGTAACAGATAATCTGGTAATGTACAATTTTGCAGATTCTACATATGCTGGTACTACTGCTGTCTTCAATAGTAATACAAACACCACAACTATTACATTGAACTACAACACATCCTCAATGAGCAATACCGATGTTATTCAAGTGCTCGTTGATGAAATAGATATGGCAATAACTGCATCTGAGGAGTTGACAGATCCAGTTAACAAGATGCGTGTTAGCTTACCACAAGCGTTAATTGATACTGACTTTGAATACAGTACTCAGTCTACCAAATGGGAAACAGTTCCCATGATTAACTATCAACCATACGGATATGTTAATAACGCTCAGACACTTACTTTGACAACACTTACTGCTGCTGCAAACTGTAGTAGAACCATAATTCTTACACCAAATAACAGCCTTGTACAGGGTCAGCCTGTTTTTCTATATGATACTGCATGGCACGGTTCTGATGGTACTTTTGCTGTTGTGGTTGCTAACTCAACTGCTGTTACTTTGAATGCTAGGTATCCATTTCCAAACACTACATCAAATAACCTATTAAGTACATCTACTGTTGGATATGCTGGCCAGCAATATATTGGCGCTAACGTTGCTCAATCAATGGCAGTTTTCAGTTCAAAGATGGTTAACGTAACAACAACACAGGCTCACGGACTATCAATTGGTAACGAAGTTGCTGTTATCAACTCAAGTGCCACAGCTTCTTTCAGCAACACGCACGTTGTAGTGTCTGTTGCCAATAGTACAATGTTTAGTATTATACCTACAACTGCTCCGGGTACAATCACTTCACAGCAACTTGCATATTTGCCTTCTGGTGCAGTTGCGCACCGAGCGTTTGACGGTGGTGTTAAATTCAGTACATTCAGTCAGAGTCACGGACAACAGTTGATAAGACAGACAAGAAGATATTTCAGATATCAGTCTGGTAAAGGTATTCAGATGAGCACTGGTACTATTTTAGAGCCTGAAATAACAATAGATAGTTTGACCTCATCAGGTACAACAGTTACAGTTATAACTAAAGAACTTCACAATATTAATCCTGGAACAGAGGTAATAATAGGTGGTGCAAATGAAACAGCTTATAACGGAACATTCGCAGTTGTTGATGTAATAACTCCGTATAGATTTACATATACTGCTCTATCAACTCCATCAGATGCAACAGCGTCAGGTGATTATAGACTGACTGTTTCTTCATGGAACGGTGCAGGAGCACGTATTGGATTGTTTGATGATCAGAATGGTTTATTTTTTGAATATGACGGTCAACAGCTGTATGCAGTTGTTAGACAAAGTATCTTTCAGTTGTCTGGAGGAGTTACACTCACCAATAATTCAGCAACCGTCTCTAGTGCCACTCTTATAAACGGAGCATCAACCAGATTTGCCCGTCAGTTAGTACCTGGAGATACAGTTATTATTAGAGGTCAGCCTTATAAAGTAAATACGATTGCTTCTGACACATCAATGACAATCAACCCACCATATAAAGGACCTACAATATCAGCTCCTTCATATGCAACAGTAACTAAAACTATAGACACTAGAATTCCTCAATCTCAGTGGAATATCGATGCGTGTGATGGTAGTGGGAGAAGTGGATACAATCTTGATTTAGGTAAGATGCAGATGTTCTACATCGATTACTCTTGGTACGGTGCTGGTTACATTAGATGGGGATTCAGAGGACCGGATGGCAACATTGTTTATTGCCACAAGGTTGTTAATAACAACAAGAATTACGAAGCATATATGCGTTCTGGTAACTTACCAGCAAGATATGAAACACATACTCATGCAAAGTATACAGAATTGACTGCTTCATTAGATTCAAGTAACACTGTATCAATGGCAGTAGCAAATGCAATGTACTGGCCAAATTCAGGTATTGCATGGGTTCGCAATGATACGCAGAGTGAATTTATTAAGTATGCATCGAGATCTAATACCTCATTGATTGGACTGACAAGAACAGGTCAGGGTAATCTTGTAGCCACAATCACAACAACTGCAGGCTCCTCTACATTAACAATGACCGATACAACTGGTATCCGTGAGGGGATGTATATTCAATCTAATAATGCCTCTGGACTTTGGATTGTACCACCTGACTCATATGTTGTTAGTGTGACGACAAACGCATCAATTAAGTCTAGTAAGGCAGCATTGATATCAACAGCCGCAAACGTTGCTGCTATTGTTTCTTCTGGTATGTCAGCAGCTCAGACTTTCTCATTCTCAACAACAACACCAGTTCAGGTTCAACTCCATGCACCTGCATTTGCACCGACAATTAGTCACTGGGGTAGTAGTGTGATTATGGACGGTAGGTATGATGATGATAAGTCATTCATATTTACACAGGGTATGACAACTGCTCTATCTGTTGCTGGAGCAGCAACCAATGTATTGCAAAGCTTCAGAGTAGCTCCAAGTGTTCATAACGGTATTCCTGGTGCTCAAGGTACACGAGAACTTATCAATAGAATGCAGATGGTATTGAGACAATTGGATATGTTGTCTGCTGGCCAGTTCCTTGTAACATTGGTTCTAAATGGAAGTATTAACGCAGGTGCATCAACTGCTGCGCAAGTATGGTTGAACGTTGGTGGATCGAGCTTGTCTCAATACATTAATCACACTGCTGCAACAACCATTACTGGTGGTGAAGTTATTTACGGTTTCTTCACAAACAGCTCTGGTGGTACAACCAACCTGACAACAACAAGTCAGGAACTGCCATTGGTTAGAGATTTGGCTAATGCTGTTCTTGGTGGATATTCTGGCCAGAATTCAATTTACGGAAGTTCGAACAGCTCAATTACAACACTTACTGGTGCAGCTGCAGTGTATCCAGATGGTCCAGACGTTGTAAGTGTTGTTGTAAGAAACTTGACCCCGTCAACAGCATTCAACATTTTTAGTAGAATGTCTTGGACAGAAGCTCAAGCGTAATATGGGTGCAGGTGTTTTTAATAAGCTAGTTCTTGATCAGGATGGTCTACTTGTCGGTAAAAGACAAATAGACGCATCCCAGGATGGTGTTTATTTTTCCGGAAACGGAATGTTTGGTGCTGATCTTGTTGTTACTGGTAATGTGGTAGTTGGGGGTACTATATCAACAACTGCCAACACTGTTTCATATTCACCCGGTATGGTTATCCAAACTGGATATGTTAGATCTGATGATAGAGTTACACTTTCAGCTCCAGGCACTCTTCTAGCAAACCCAATATCTCAATTAAATATGTCTATCTCACCCAGGTTTGCTACTTCAATGATACTGTGTCAATGGATGATTACTTGTGAAATGCAACATGACAGTAATTTTTTGATTTTTAAAAACGGTGTTCTTTCAAGTGATGGTTACAATTTACAGGCAGGTGACATTTTGGGGTCTGGATATATTGTAATGCCCTATGATGTCGATAATTCAACTACACCTCATAATGTAAAAATAATGTACGCAGGTTTCCCTGGTAGTACTGGTTTAGTAACTTATGGCCTTGGAATTCGTAGTTCTGACACTGGCGCAAAAGCCTTCTATCTTAATAGAACAGTAGGAAGTATAGGTGCTGGTACAAGTGAAAATGGTGTGTCTATTGGAATAATTCAAGAGATCACTCAGTAGGTTGTGAGGCAAACAAATGAAAATATTTGATATAACAGACGCTTTAAAGAATCTTGCTCCGCAAGCAAGATGGGCTCATAGAGGAACCGGTCATGAGGGACTAGAGTGGTTAGAGACTACCCCACCTCCCTCTAGAGAAGAAATCGATGCCGAGATAAGCAGACTTCAGAGTGAATATGATAGTTTAGAGTATCAAAGAAATCGAAAGAGTGAATATCCTAGTTTTGCGGATCAGTTTGACTTGCTTTATCATGGTGGGTACGATGCCTGGAAAGCAATGATCCAAGAAATAAAAAACAAGTATCCAAAGCCCTAATGCCGTTATTTTCTTTCTTAATTAATTAAACATAAATACTCCAAAGTATAAGGAGTAATAATGGCGTCACCAACTACCAGATCAGAATTCAAAGAATATTGCTTACGCAAGCTAGGCAAACCTGTGATCGAAATTAATGTTGATGATGATCAAGTTGAAGACCGTATCGATGAAGCCCTTAAGTATTACTGGGACTACCATTTCGACGGCACGGAGCGTATATACTACAAGCACGCTATAACAGCAAACAACGTTGTAGACAAATATATTACTCTACCTGAAAATATAATCGGAGCTGTAAGAATATTTAATATTGGTGACCCAATGGTTACTAATAACTTATTTGACATTAGATATCAGATTGCCCTTAACGATCTGTATACCCTCACATCGGTGTCTATGGTCCCTTATTACATGATGTTCCAACACATCCAGCTCCTTGAGCAGCTACTTGTAGGACAACAACCAATCAGATATAACAGACATACAGACAGACTCCATGTAGATATGGACTGGAATAAAGTTAATGTTGGTAACTTTCTGATTGTTGAAGCATACCAGGTTTTAGATCCAGACGTCTATACAGACGCATGGTCTGATAGGTTTCTTTCTAGGTATGCAACAGCATTGATCAAAAAGCAATGGGGATCCAATCTAACAAAATTTAGTGGTTTACAATTACCAGGCGGTGTTCAATTCAACGGCGACAAGATTTACAATGATGCTGTTAATGAAATTGAAGCAATGGAAAAGGATATGAGTACAAACTACTCTCTCCCAGCATATGACATGATTGGTTAAGGGGTACAAAATCGCCACCTCATTCTACTTTAATAATTTTGGTGCCAGCCAAGAGCAACTACTAATAGAAGATTTGGTAGTTGAATCAATCCGTATGTACGGCCATGATTTGTACTATCTTCCAAGAACAAGAATAAACGACGACTTGATCCTGGGTGAAGATTCATACTCTGAATTTAACTCTCATTACTTTATAGAGATGTATATAAAGAATGTTGAAGGGTTTGCTGGCCAAGGTGATTTCCTTTCTAAGTTTAATTTAGAGATAAGAGATCAAGTAACATTCACAGTAGCAAGAAGAACATTCAATAATGAAGTTGGTGCTTACACTTCCTTCATAAGACCAAGAGAAGGTGATTTAGTATACTTCCCTCTCAATAACAAGTTGTTTGAGATCAAATTTGTAGAACACGAAGCAATATTCTATCAGCTTGGTTCTCTGCAAACGTTTGATATAAGTTGTGAGTTGTTTGAATATAATAATGAAATTCTCAACACAGGTATACCTTTGATAGATGAAAAGCAAAGAGATATTACTTTCAATCTCACTGATTTTGCAATTAAGCTGGAAACTGGTCTTGCACTTGCAGATGAGAATGGATACGATCTTGTATTGGAATCTTTCAGTATGGATACACAGGATCCCATCTCTGACAATACAGAGTTTGAAGCTGAAGGTGATGATATATTAGACTTCAGTGAAATTGATCCTTTCAGTGAGGGAGCATACTAATGTTTAATCAAGTATTTTATCACGATACCATAAAAAAGTATGTTGTTTTATTTGGAACAATATTTAACGACATCTATATCTTAAAAGATAATGGTACAGATACTACACAAACAATAAAAGTTCCTGTATCGTACGGACCAAAGCAGAAATTCATTTCTAGACTTACTCAAGATCCTGATCTAACAAAACCAGTTGCTATCCAGCTGCCTAGGATAGGGTTTGAGATGACGGATATGAGTTACGCATCCGAGCGAAAGCTACCAACTATTAATAAAGTTGCAGTTCAAGATCCATTGAATCCAAATAAATTAAAATATCAGTACATGCCTGTGCCGTATGATTTTAATTTTAGTATGTATATTCTTGTCAAGAATGCAAACGACGGAACAAGAATACTTGAGCAGATTCTTCCTTTCTTTACACCAGACTGGACTGCAACGTTAAATCTCGATTCTTCAATGCAGCATAAGTATGACATACCGATCGTATTGAATGATGTTAGATCCGAAGACACCTATGAGGGTAATTTTATAGAAAGAAGAGTTCTTACCTGGACTCTTAACTTTACTCTCAAAGGTTATATATTTGGACCTACAAGAAAATCCGAACAAATTAAAACTTCTATTATTAATCTTTATAACGTTGACAGAGCGAAAGAATTCTCAGTTGCAGTTGGCAACACACAGCTTCAAGATGTAATTACTACAATACCAGTTGTTGCTGGTAAGACATTAAGCCAAATTGAAGCGGATGATGATTATACGTTTAGTCAAACTATAGAGCAGTTCTATGAACAATGATCCAATAGGTGATGCTTTAAATATGAACCCACTACAGCCTCTACTAACTAGTGCTCAAAGAAAGTCGTTGGTACCAACAGACTATGAATATGCTCGCGGGAGTATGATCACTGTTATTGAAAAAGGCAGTGAAGCTCTCAATGATATGCTTGGAGTTGCACAACAAAGCCAACAGCCAAGAGCATATGAGGTTGTTGCAACTCTTTTAAAGACAATAGCTGATACTAATAAAGATCTGCTAGAGCTTCAAAAGAGACATAAAGATATAGAGAGTATGGATGGTCCACATACACCTCAGACAATTAACAATAACTTATTTGTTGGGTCAACTGCAGAACTTCAAAAATTGATTAAACAACAAAATGAACAAAAATGACATCTACCTTGGTAATAAGAACCTAAAGCGTACTGATGTAAAGGTCGAGTTTACAAGAGAAGAAATTCAAGAGTATATCAAGTGCGCAAAGAGTGCTGAATACTTTATTGAGAATTATGTCAAGATTGTTAACGTTGACAAAGGCCTGATTCCTTTTGTACCTTATGAATATCAAAGAGATATTATAAGGTTAAATGAAAAAGAACGTTTTGTTATTTGTAAGATGCCTCGGCAGGTTGGTAAGACAACAACAGTTGTAGGTATTATTCTTCATGCTGTATTATTCAATGAACTTTACTCTGTTGCTATTCTAGCCAACAAAGAAGCTCAGGCCCAAGAAATTTTAAGTAGAATCCAACTTGCTTACGAACATTTACCAAAGTGGTTACAGCAAGGTGTTAAAGAATGGAATAAGACATCGATTGAGCTTGAAAACGGATCTACTATTCTGGCCAGCTCAACTGCTTCGAGTGCTATTCGTGGTACATCTCAAAACTTTATTTACTTGGACGAATTTGCTTTCGTTCCAAACGGGATACAAGAAACATTCTTCTCTTCTGTATATCCTACAATCTCTTCAGGTACAACTACAAAGGTATTGATTACATCAACTCCTAATGGATTGAATTTATTCTATAAGTTGTGGGTTGATAGTGAAAATGAACGTAACTCTTATAAGAGGATTGATGTTCACTGGTCCGAGGTTCCCGGTAGGGATGAGGCTTGGAAAGAAGAGACTATTAGAAATACTTCTAAAGAACAATTCAGACAAGAGTTTGAATGTGAGTTTCTTGGTTCATCTAATACTCTCATCTCACCTGAGGTGCTCAGAAGATTGGTTTATAAGCCACCATTGAGCAATAATGAATTCTTTAAGTTATTCTATGAACCCCGACAAACGGGATTATATATGATGACGGTGGATGTTTCAAGAGGGTTGGGTGGTGACTTTTCAGCCTTTATAGTATATGATATTACAGATGCACCTTACAAGGTTGTTGCTACCTACAGGAACAATAACATATCACCACTGCTGTTTCCGGAAGTTATATATAATACAGCAGTGAAGTATTTCAACGCTCATGTATTAATTGAGACAAATGATATTGGCCAGCAGGTTGCTGATATCTTACATGAAGAACTTGAATATGAAAACATTATCTATACAGGAAAAACACCTAAAGGAGCTGTGGAAGTATCACAGGGATTTGGTGGAAATGCTGTAAAGGGAGTCAGAACAACAAAGGCAACTAAGAAGATCGGTTGCAATAACTTCAAAGCACTTGTAGAGAACGATAAAGTAGAACTTAACGATATCGATTTGATAGCAGAGCTTTATAGATTTGTAAGTAACGGTAACACATACGAAGCAGAGGATGGAAACGATGACTTAGCAATGTGTGGTGTACTGTTTGGGTGGACGATGACTCAGCCATTCATTAAAGAGATAACAAATTTAGATATCAGACGCAGGCTTGTTGATGAGAAACAAAGAATGCTTGATGAGGAGATTACTCCTTTTGGTATCATATATGATGGTCAGTCAATAGAGGACCAACCAATAGTTTATGTTGATAGTTTCACAAGATATATGAATTCCTAGTGACGGTTGGCAATATTATAAATAGAAAGAAACTCTAGTCTTTAGGAGATAAAAATGGCATTTCAAGTTAGCCCAGGCGTAAATGTTTCAGAAATTGATTTAACAACCGTTGTCCCAGCAGTATCTACTTCTGTCGGAGCAGTTGCCGGTGTGTTCAAATGGGGTCCTGTAGGAAAAAGAACCCTTATTAGCTCTGAAACAGAATTAGTCAACAAGTTTGGTAAGCCTACCAATCACAATCCAGAAACATTTTTCACTGCAGCAAACTTCTTAGCATACGGTAACGCATTGCAAGTAGTAAGAGCAGCTAACACAACCAACTTTGCTAACGGTGTAATTTCTGCTGTTGCAAATACTGGATCAGTTACAAACGCTCAAGTATTTACAATTAAGAATGATGATAGTTACGACCTGATTAACTTTGCTACTGATACTGATGTTTTGTATGTAGCAAGATATCCTGGCGAGCTAGGTAATTCTCTAAAGATCTCTGTTTGCGACAGCGTAAATGCTTATAGCAGATCAATTGATACTTTGAACTCAGATGCTAACTTGGCATTGGGTGTTATTTCAGCAACAGTTGGATCTAATACACTAGTAGTTGCAGTCTCTAACAGTGCAACAGGTACTTTAGCAGAAGCAAATACAAGAGCAAACACTGTTCTTGGTTTGTTAAATGTTAACGATGTTTTAGAAGTTGGCAATAGTTCTATTGGTAAGCAATATTTGAAGATAACTTCGCTACCTGCAGCAATGGGTACCAATGCTTCTTTTGCAAACTCAACACATAGATATTTCTCTGTAAGCGTTGATAATGTTTTCCAACTTTCTACTAACTTTACAAGCAACACATTCTCTAGATACTGGGAATACTTCAACTCTGTTCAAGTTGCTCCTGGGATCTCTGACTATCAAGCTGCTCAGGGAAACACATCCGCTGTTGATGAGTTACACGTTGTTGTAGCTGATGAAGACGGTAAGTTTACTGGTGTTCCAGGTACTATTCTTGAAGTCTATAAAGGTCTTTCAAGAGCAACTGATGCCAAAACAACAGACGGAGCTGCTAATTACTACGAAACAGTAATCAATGAAAACAGTAAATATGTTTGGGCCGGAAATGATAGAACAGGTTCACCATCAAACACTGCGTTGAATATTGCAAGCATCAACACAAATCCATTATATCTATCCTTCCAACTTGGACAGGATGGTGATGGAGAGTCTGATGTTGCTATTGGTACAGTACTAACAGGATATGACTTATTTGCTTCTGCAGAGAATGTTGATATCTCTTTAGTAATGACTGGTAAGTCAAGAGGCGGCACAAATGGTGAGCAGATCTCCAACTACCTAGTAGACAACATTGCTGAGACACGTAAAGACTGTATCGTTTTAACTTCACCAGATAAAGCTGACGTTGTTAACAACTCAGCAGAAGACGAATCTGATGATACAGTTACTTTCAGAAACTCATGCAGATCTTCTTCATACTTGGTAATCGATTCTGGTTACAAATATCAATACGACAAGTACAACGATATATTCCGTTGGATTCCACTTAACGGTGACATTGCTGGCCTATGTGTTCGAACAGATGCACAGCGCGATCCTTGGTTCTCTCCTGCTGGATTTAACCGTGGTCAGATTAAGAATGTTGTTAAGTTAGCTTACAACCCAGATCAAGCAGATCGTGATCTGTTGTATAAGAACGGTATCAACCCTGTTGCAACTTTCCCAGGACAAGGTACAATTCTCTACGGCGATAAGACAGCATTGGCTAAGCCAAGTGCATTTGATCGCATCAACGTTCGTAGATTGTTCATTGTGTTGGAAAAAGCAATCTCTACTGCAGCTAAATTCTCTCTATTCGAGTTGAATGATGAATTTACAAGAGCACAATTTGTTTCTCTTGTTGAACCATTCTTGAGAGATGTGCAAGGTC